TATCGGTGTCTACAGAACCACTCATCGCAGTGTTCTTTATAAGGTCAGCTCTCTTTATGAATAATGCAGTTGCCATATTAGTCTTCTTCTTCTATTTGAGGTTCTTCATCAACTTGGTCTCTTTTGACACCAGTCTCTTTTTCTATTTCACTTTCAGATATGGCGTTAGTTAAATCAGTGAACTCAAGTGGTTGTAATGTCTTAAAATATATATCTAATTCAATTCCGTTATACATAAGGACTTTCTCAAGCTCATCTAAGATTGTTACTTGCATAGGGCGAATAACAGTGTTATCCATAAGTACAGAAGCCGTTTGGAGCTCTTCTGCGTTGTTTCCAAGCCCAGTAGAGTCTTTTATACCAACGAGCATAGGAGAGACGATTCTATGCGATACCATTACCTTTCTCATAGATTCATCAGACAAGAATTGATACTGCTGATGTGCGTCAGATAACTGTACAGGGTCTATTGTAGCTGCAAGTTCTTTAGAGTCGTTAAACGCCAAGATAAATCTACCTGCGTTAGAACTACCGCTAAACTTCTCTACGATACTTCTTTCAATCATTTCTCTCTGCTCTTCTGGCGGTACTCCGTTATTGAAGTTAATAAGCATAGAAGGAGCGAGTCCATTTTGAATGTTATTGATATGGTAGTTTGCAATCTCTTCTTCAAGCTCTGCATACTGTAAACCACCCTGATAATCTACTGGCGAATAGTATTTGTAACCAGCACGATAAGGCTTGATGTACAATATCTCAAGTGGCGACTTAGATTGACCAAATGCAGGTATTCTCTTTAGCTTATCAGATTGCTTATATTCCTCCCAATTAGAGTGGTAGAAGTAAGCCTCTATCTCACCTTTTGAATTGCACTTCTCAGCTCTAAGTGTCTCTACAGGCATATGCTCAACTTGAGCAATCTTCTTTCTATCTTTGGTGTATATGATTTGAAGTGCAGCTTGACCCATCATTTTGTAGTCGTAGCATATCTTCTTCATACAGTCCTTAGTGAGAAGTTCTTTCATCTCATCGTACTGACTTTCATTCTTATCGCCATCAGTAGCATCAAGTCCTTTACCGTAAATCATTTCTGCAATACCATTGATTGCAGCGTTGTTTGTTGGCGAACCATTATACCTATCAATTAGATATTCAAAGTAGTTGTTATCATCGCCATAAGAAACCCAGTCTTGATTGCTGTACTCCTTAATGTCAGGGCGTGAATATGACTCAAGGTTTACGATGTGTATTTTACCATCTTTTACTTGAGGTTTTACCCTTGTGTTTGTATTTCTTCTTGACTTACTCATACTGTTATATATTCATTGTTGTAGCTTTGTTCAACTACATAATCGTCTTTGTGTACATCAAACTTATCGTAGTCTGTTTGGTCGGTACAAAATAATACTCCTTTGTATAACTCTCCACTACTATCAATTAACTTAATACCATAGTATTCGTTTTCTCTAAAGCTGAATTGACCTGATACTGTGGAGAATGGGTCGCCATAATTAAACACAACCTGAGGGTCTGTATTCCAGTTTTGGTCAACCTCATTAAAGAATACATCTGCTGTTTGCCAGTAATACGGAGAGCTGTAGTTTATCTCTCTTCTGGATGATTTGTCATAAATACGAATAGTAACATTACTATCGTTCTGTCGTCTTGGTATAACACGAATAGTTTGCAGGTCAGTAGATGTTGTTACAACGTGCATTATAGAATTACATATTCGTTATCGTAGCTTGTTTCGGATGTATAGTCGCCATCCTGCACAAAGAACTTCTCTCCGTCAGTTTGGTCTGTACAGAATATAAGTCCTCTATATATAATCTCACTACCGTCTTTTACTTCAAATGAGTAAGCTCTATTCTCCACAAGAGAGAAAGAGCCTGATAGTATCATAAAAGGGTCAGATGATGTTTTAGATACAGATACAGTAGATTTAGTAAATTGCGTCTTATCTGTGAGCTCAAGAGTAACAGAACTCGCATCTTGTCGAGGTACTATCTTTAGTTGTTGAGCTGCAATAGATGTAGTTAATAAGTGCATACTAAAGTAACGAAAATGTTCCTTTTTGTTTTTGGCGCATAAAAAAATAGGGGATGTAAAACACCCCCTATCAGATTCATAACCCTATTGAATTTATGAAGGGTCTCTTTGAGTGGACTCAGAAGCAGTAGCACTTGACATACCTGCAAATGGGTCTGTATCAGTACCACCATCAACGAATGAAGGCATACGGAGTTCGTTTGCAGTTAGCGTAAGTGTATATCCGTTCAAATCACCCATAGCAGTACCAGTAACTGCAGTACCACCAGTAACATCAGCACCATTCTCAGCACCAACTAATAAGAACTTATCATCGAATGTTTGTACAACAACGTGAGGGCGACCATAAGCCATCAACTTCAATTCTTTGTTATCCTCTTTAGTCAGTTTGAATAAGGTCATATTTACGACTTGCTCAAAGAATGTAGTTCCGTTCTCAAGAGAAGACGTAATGTTAGTTTCAAGGGAAGAATTACCTTTGACATCGTAAGAGTGGTAAGTGAAAGTTCCTGTCATATCAGTGATTTCATCGCTACTACCAAATGTTAGCGAACCTAAATCACCAAAGTCAACAAAGTGAATTTTCTTAATACCACCAACGGCATCTTTACAAGGTCTTAATCTTCCGCCAGTTAAATCACAAGCCATATTATAAGTATTAAAAAGGGGGTGGGTTTAGCACCCCCATATTAGACGATTAATTATTAGGTGTAAAGAACGATGTCAGAACCGATTCCATATTGGACACCAGCAGTGAATCGCATTACGATACGAACATTTTGACTTCCGTCAAGGTCAGCCATATCAATAACTTTAACCTCGTTGTGGTCAGCTAATAGACCAGTACCAAAGTACAAGTTAGATGTTTCCGCAGCTACAGCATCATTATCAGCAAGACCGTTAGCAACGAACAAAGGAATACCTTGAAAGTTCATTTCAGTCTTACCAACGTGATACAAGTCACGATATCCTAAAGCAGCTTGTGCAGATACATAAGCCTTAGCGATGTTTGAAGAAACGTAGATTTTCAAATCTTCTTTTCCGTAAACAGCAGAAGGAATTGCATCAATGATTTTTCCAAGCTCAGCGATTACGTTAGCAGAAGTAACAGTAGTACCTGTAACATCTACAACGTCTCCGTCAGCAGCTAACAAAGTAGATAGACCGTCAAACTCACCAGCAGTGGCATCAGTACCTTGCCAGATGTTTTGCTCAGTTTGCTCTGCAACTTTAGCAGCAACGTGACCGATTAGGAAATCAGCGAATTTAGGAGGTAGGTTGTCATAGGCAGAATAACCCATTTGAACAGCTTCCCAGTCAGAACGAAAATCCTTCTTACAAAGCTCAAGGTTTACTTGAAACTCTTCAGGTTGGAGAATACGCTCTGTCAAAGTCAAAGAACCAGCATCAGTAAAATCACAAGAAGCGTTTCCAATAAGACCGCTTGTCGCAACTTTCTTTACAACTTCTTTGTACTTTACATTAGGCTTTACAGTAATACCGCCATTTGCGATTGTATTACCGCTTAATAGAGCAGCAGAGATGTACTTTCCAGCAAACTCTCCTGCATATGTAGTAGTAATTGATGGAGTTGGCATAATTTAATTTAATTTAGTTTATTTTGGACATTACTCGGTCAAGTGTCGATTGAGGGCGATTTTGACCGAACTTAAAGCCCCCGTTTTTTTCTTGTTTTTCTTCTGGATTGTGCGCAATAGGCTCAACTGCTGGTTCAGCAGATAGCTTCTCAATTTGTGCACTCAATTCAGCTTTTTCTTCTTCGTAAGATTCTTTTTCCTTACCCATTTCACCTTTCATTGACTCAATCATATCTTTGAGTTCAGCGATTTTAGAATCGAATTCGGATTTAGAAACATATTTTTCTTCTTCTAACTCTTCTTCTTCCTCAACCTCTTCTTCAGTTTCCTCAGCTTCTTTTTCAGCTTCGTCTTCTTCAGCGAGTTCTTGCTCAGTAGATTCGTCAGATAGTTCTGTAGCTTCTTCAGCTACTTCGTCTTCAGACAATACAACTTCTTCCTTGACTTCAACTTCAGGAGCAACTTCTTCAGCAGATACTTCTACGTTTTCTACTTCTTCTTTTACCTCTTCGGAATTAATCATAGAAAGTTTCTGCATAATGTCTTTTAAAATAAGAGTTGCTTTACCTTCCATAATAAAAATTTAACTTTAAAGTATATAATAATAACTAATAATAATTCCTCTGTTAGATTTTGCCTACACCTTGAGCTCTTAATGTTCCATCGCAACACTTGCGTGAATAAGTTCTACCGTCTTTGCAAAGACAGCCACGTTTTGAGTTGCGTGGAGATGTTCTACTTGGCGTTTCTTCTGTTCTTTTCATTTCTTACTGCTTTTAGGGTGTTTCTTTGGTAATAGGTCGTAATCTGTCGTGTATTTGGCGTTTTGAGGTCTACCATTCTTTAATAGATATATATAAGCGTTTACTCTCGCTTGTGCCCACTGCTCAGCAGACTTTACCATTGGACTGTGTGATGTTTGAAATGCGCCAACACCACGCTGATATACAGATTTAAGTTGACCTACAGTAGTTCCGTAACCGAGTTTAGATTTATACTTCTCATTAAAGTCACCTGCTTTCTTTTGCAACGACTTTAGCACTCTGGCTGGAACAGATACTCCCCTTCCTTTCCCAGCAGCTCCTTTTGGATTGCGTTTGCTACCTCTCTTTGGAGCAGGGTTTTTAGTATCGGAACTTGGTGCTTTCGGGCTTCTAATAATTCTTCCTTTGTCATCGTATTTAGCTAATTTATGTTCCTTACAAGGCATATACCACGTCTGTCCATCTACATCGTGAGTATGATATCCTTCGCAGCCAATATCCTTTGCAATCTTTAACGCTTCTTCTTTTGTATCGTAGGCGAGTCTTCCATTAATTTCTTTAGTAGATAAATCTAATTTAGATTCTTGAGAGTTTATCTCATCTAACTTACCTTCTGCCCAACGGATTCCTTCTTCGCCTCCCCAAGCATCCCACAAAAGACCACCACAACCTTTATTGTATGGCTCGTCTTTCTTTTTCTCGAATCTATTGTAAGATGCCATCTCTGATATCAAACAACGAGATAGTGGCTTACCTTCAGCTAATAGTTTGGCGAATTGCCACGCTTGAGGCGTTCCGCATCTTGGTTTATTACTATCATAGTATGCAAGAGCTTGTTTAGCGTTCTTTCTCGCAGCAGATGGATAATCTTTGTACGTTTTGTCGTACAATCCAAGTTCAAGCTCCTCAGACAGCTCGTGACAGTCGCAATTAAGCTCTAATTCGCCTAATTCACGCAGTTTAGACCTACTCCAAGCCAATCCTGACTTACCACCCCATAGAAGGTATGAAATTGTACCACAAGCCTTAGAATCGCTTGGGTCATAGTATTCGGCAGCTCTTGACAAGTAAGAATACATCCTCTTTATCGTGGACACACTGAGTTTTTCACCCCTACTGAGCTGCTGTGCACGAATTTTCCCCACAGAGGTGGCGCACTTATTGTTTACCTTCTTATTTAGCTCAATACCACGCTTTGCGTTGTTTCTAACGCCACTTCCGTAGTCTCCGTATGTAGCTAATTCGTATTTATCGCCAAGAATTACGTTAGCAACCTCTAAAAGTATTTGTTTAGCTTCGTTCTCTTCTTCTAAGTTTTCTATTTGAGACATAGCAACCTCATCAGTGAAGTAACCTTCAATAGAGAAGCCTTTTACTTTACCAGACTTAACGTAGTCATCCCAAACCTCTTCATTGTTGACCTTCATAGATACCATCCAAGTACCTACAGGCATATCTAAACCGTATTTACGGCTCTTGTCGTGCACTTTATCCTCTACAATCCACGATTCTACCACAGACAAGCCGTTAAGCTCTGCTTGGTGCTCTAAAGTGCTTTTATTTTGATTTCCACGCATCAAAAATAGCTCTGACGCTTTGCGTACAGTGTCTTCTGAGAAGTAAATGTAGTATTCATCCTCGCCATTACGTCTGTAGATGTTCTTATTGGGTATAAGTGCTGCACCCATAAGAATCTTCTTCTCCTTATCTACTTCGGCAAGTTTTACTTCTTTCTCTTCGGATAGGGCGATAAAATGCTCTTCTATCGCTGGTTTCTCTACTATTGAAATGGCATCTATGCCAGAGAACAATCCTTCTTCGTCTATAAAAAGCTCTATAATTCTCATACTATTAAATTAACCGAATGATGCGGTGTTTGTTATGTTTCTATCAAGTTCTTGTTGTGTAGATATGTCTTTACCTACTACAAATGCTTTTACTGGTTTCTCTTGCTGAGTTGTTACAGCTTGTGCTAACTGAGATGTCTGAGATGCGCCAACAACATTAAAGTCTGGTGCTTGAATTTGCAATCCACCTCCAGAAGCTCCTCCTGTTCCGCCACCACCAGCACCAAGAGAACTCTGATACTTTTGACGAGCTATGTTTGCTACATTGGCAAGTCCTGTAGCTAATGCTACAGCTTGAGCTATTCTTGCTCTAACTGGTGATGATGGGTCGCCAACTATTAATTGAGAACCAAATGCAGCTATACCAGATTCATAGGTGTCCATAAGCGCACGACCTATCTTCATCGCCTTATCAATCTTAAATTGCTTACGCTGAATATCATCTTTCTTTTTAGCAAGTTCTTGTTCTAATTGCTCTTGACGTTCTTTATTACCTTCGGCAGCAGCAATCTCTCTTCCATATCTTTCTTCTAAGGCTACTGTTTGATTATGAGCTGTTACTTCAAATGTTTGAGATAATGCGTCTGATACAGCAACATATTGGTCTTTGAAGAAGTCAAATCTCTCCATCTCCCTGTTTTGCTCTTCATCAGTTAATTGAGCCTTCAGCTTAGCTAATTCCAATTCACCCTGAGCTCTCTCTTCAGTTCCTTCTGCGTGAATCTGATTCAGACTTTCTTGAAGTGATATCTCGCTATTAAGTCTTTGAATGTTTCTGTCTATCTCATTAAATTGATATTGTCCAGCAGCAAAGTCTAATTTATCTTGGTGAGATGCTAAAACATCAGTTTTCTTTTGGTCGAGTTCAATAGTTCTTCTTGTAGCCTCAAGTTCTACTTTAGTTATTTTAGCAGCTTGTTCTGTGTTTAATCTAACTATATATGAGGACAACTCATCTTTAGATTTCTGTACAGCCTCGTCACTTCTTTTTATAGCATCTGCTCTTGCATCTTCGTCTTTAGTTCTTCTGAGGAAAGCATCCAATCTCCTTTTTTCATCTTCAACAAACTCCTCTTGCTTTATTCTTGCTCTGTCTCTTATACCTTGAAACTCAGCATTTACTTTGGCGGTTTCTTTCTGTAAGAATGATTCAATTTCTCTCTCTTGAGATTGTTGCCTTTCTTTCTCAAAATCTAAATCACCTTCTTTATAAGCTCTATTTCTTCCTCCTGCACCTCTTTTACTTTCGCTTATTTCTATATCGGTGAACTTAATTAACTCCTGTATCTTTTTATCAATAGAGTTTATTTCATTTTGGTTTATGTCAACTATTCTTGATAACCTGTTTTCTTTTTCTATAAGTTGACCTGCTTCAGTTTCACCGAACTCCTTAGCCATCCTTATAGCTGTACCCATAGTTTTTTCAGTAGCATTGGCTAACATAGCATTAACCTCTGCTTCTTTTTCCCTTGCTGCTGCTAATTCATCTGATTGCTCTATTCTTATTTTATCAAGCTCCATTCTTGCCTTAACGTAATCATCGTCATCAAGACCTTGTTCAAATAGCTTTCTACGTCTTTCTACAAGCAACTGAACCCTCTCTGCTGTAAGTTCATCTATCATATTTTGAGCTGCTCTTGCCATTGATAGTTTGGTGATAGAGTCTCTATATATATCATTCTGTCTTGCAGCTTCGGCAGTATTTTTAGCTACATCATCAAGAGATACACCAGCTTCGTCTAATTGATTTAAGTAATCTGGAAACTCCTTTTTAAGAGATTGTATAGCATCATTCTGCTCATCTTGAGACTTAGTAGAATCCTGTAATGTTCTTATGTAGGTTTCAAACTTCCCTGCTGAATCCTCAACAGTAGAACTCGCATCTTTAAATGTTTGCTTGAGTAAGTTTCCGCCACCAGCAGCCTTTAAAATCACTCTATACAAATCATCGCCAAATGTGATTAGCAACTGAAATCCTATCAATAGTGCTGATTGGATGTTTAGTAATGATTTTATTGATTGACTGTAAGAGCCAGTAGCATCTTTAGAAGCCTTAAATAAGTTTACCAACTGAGACAAGTTGTTCGCAATCGCAGTAAAACCAAAACTTGCATCAGAAGCTAATCTACTTGTCTCCATAAGGATTGCGTTATTCAATCCTGCGGTAGCCCTCATATCATTGTTTCCAGTAGAAACTTTCTTTTGTGTAGTGGCGAGTTGGCCTAAAGATTTAGTTGTAGCCTTAATCTGCTGATTAGACTTACCTGTTTTTACCTGTATTGATATTAATATCTTTTGTTCAGCCATTTCTGTATGATTTTGAATTTCTTACTCTCTCTAACACTTCTTTAGTTTCTCTCCAATCTCTTGGTGCTTTATACATTCCTTTGGCAATATCTACGTTATGAGATACGCCATACCAATCAGAAAGCTGCAATAAATCTATAATATCTTTTATCATAATACGTTCAGTAGTTCTAATTTAGACTCCCCTGTTTTTAGGTTGGTGTCTATTGAATTTATCGTAAATACTTTGTCGCCAATCTGAAATCTATCGTTTAGCTTATAATTAAGTAACACACTATTCGGTAAATGTGCTGTTAGCTTGAATATACGCTTCTTTGCATTGAAGGCATCTTCTATGTATGTTTGATAGAAGTTCTTAAACAGTGAGTTTGTATCTCCGTTATAATCTGTTAAAGCCCATTCATCAACCTCGTTATCAAAGTTCAGTGTGTACTCTGCCTTTCTGTATGTTTTAAATCCATCTCCTGAGTCGAATACGTCATCAGCTATACCAACAGTGTTGAAATCTATTATACTGGTAACTGTTGTCAATACATTATCAGTTGTATTTAACATAAAATCACCAACTCTTGCACCAGCCCCCAAAGATGTTGATGCTACTCTAAAAGCAGTTGAGGTAGTGTTACTCCCAGTATATCTCGGCTCATCTTCAGTATAACTTGTTTCATTAGTGTTAGATGGTCTAAAATAACTACTTAACTCTTCGTGAGTTGCTCCATAGAAATTTATACCGTTTCCAGTGGTTAATCCAGTTCTTCTTATACCATAGAACAATAATGGCTTTGTTAAAACTGACTCGTAATTAGCTGTGGGTTGTGGTTGAGCATCTGCGTCTGGCTTAAAGTTGTCACTTGCTGAATAACCCCATTGTAAAAATGTTAAATTGTCATTAGCCTCATCAATAAGTCTCTCATACTTAAAGTGCTCGAACGGAACTTTAATCTTATATGGTTTACCTCTATCTACAGTTTCCAATTTAAACTCCTCATCTCCGAATATATGATTAAACACCTGTTCGTGCTGTTTCATCAATAGGGTTTTAGGTTTTTCGTACTCGAAATCAATTTCAGTAAAAGGAACAGTAGATTCAATATCGTGTTCTGATGAATCTACATATTTAGTTATGTCAAATATCTTTGGGTTATCATCATAGAAATCATCAAGAGGTATCATTCTAATTTTACCATAATTGGAATCACTCTCATCATCAATATAATAAACAGTTAGATTAAACATTTTTAGTATTCCAGATATAAAGTCTATAACTTTCATTTTAGGAATCTGGTCTGTGATTATTATTGTAGATACTACGTTTTGAACGGATGGACTTGTAGCCCAAGTTTCACTACCGCTATTAGAAAATCCACTAACAGTAAATACAATTTCTGGTGTAAATTCAAAAGAATCATTTGTTATGACTCTGAATGTATGTGGAGAGCCTGTTTTTACTGTTGCATTAATACTTTGAAAATACACTATAGTTTCCGTAGCTGTTCCAAGATTACCAGTCTGCTCGGCAACAACAACACCACTTCTCAATATCTGAATAGTGTACGGCACACTTGTATAAGCTGGAAGAGGGGTTATAGTTATAGCAAACTTAGCTGAACAAACAGAAGATGTTTGTGCTCCAAAACTTATATTAGAAGGTCTATGTAATTCTTGACCATTAGAACTTACTGTTAAAAATGGATGTGCATTTGATACAGTCCAATCCTCTAATATCTTAACCTGCTCTTGACCTGATTCTCCACCTATAGCTCCTTTCCTTCTACTTAGCCATAAATATAAGTTATCCATAGGTGTGGTGGATATGAAATCAGAATCAACAAAATCTATTCCATATTTTGTTTCTATAGCGGACATTATATCTTTTACCTTTATAGCTGGTTTCAGGTCAGAAGCCTGTAAAGCCACATCTCTATTGTGATTATTGTTTGAGTGATAGTGCAAATCACCAGATATAGTGCTTGAATTATGACTTGTGCTTGAATTAAAATATAATCTTTTAGTGTGCGTTATGAGGGGGTATATTATTGATTCAAGAAACAAACCAGATATCAATCCACTTTTTACGTTAGAGGTGCTATATTCGTGGTTAAACGAACTTAAATCTAATTGACTAAGCTCATCATCGCCAAATAAATCGTTTAATGAAACTGTATTACCAAAGAATGTTATATTATAGGCGTATGGCTTATTATTCTTCATCTTTACGCCATTCAAAAATACCTTACCTCTTCTGAAGGGTATATAATTTATTTCCAATACAGCTTCTACTTTTTTTCGAGCATCAAACGAACCCTCAGATATATAATAATTATAAAAGTGCTTAAATATCTTATTATTCTTTTTAGAAGCAGGTAGAGTGAAAGACTGAGAGAAATCAGTAAATACTTTAGATATATCACGAATATCCTGTATCTTAGATGTAACAGAGATTGTTTCGTCTTCAAACAAATCCACTTGCTGAAAATCACCTTCAACTTGGTCGTCATTTATTATCGTGATGGGTTTTATATATAGTATGACTTTATTCATTATCGAATAGTGTTTATCTTATCAAACGCAAAGTCAAATTCTACTGTATAGTTTACGAGCTTGTCGTTAGTTCTGGTTTTGAATTGTAACGATTGTGTTCTTGGGCGCAAAGGTAACACTTCTTCAGTATCAGTTAGCCTTGTCATCCACACTTGCTCTGATAACATAAGCTGTCTGAACACCTCGTTGAACGATTCATCTATATAACCAGTGTTCATTGTAATACTTTCTTTACCCACTAAATCCAATACTCTATTCTGGTGTGCGGAGGTATCGTAGGTTGGCGTAGAAGAGAAATTCATTACAGATGCTTTATAATCGTTTGACTGTACTTCTATTGAATTTACGCTCTTCTTATCAAACCACAAATCCTGTAGTGCGCCATATTTATTTACAAAGGTAACTCTGATTGGGTCGTATATAGAACAATCGAAGTTTCTTACTTTTATAATATGGGCAGCAGAACCAGCATCAGTATCATAACCTACTACAATCTCATCCACTTTACTTATATCAAGATAGCTTAGGAATTGCTCAAGGCATTTTGACGACTCAAGTGTACCGTCATCCTCTAATACTCTTTCTTCGTATGTGGCGTTATCTGAGTTTCCTGATACAGATATGTATTGAATTTTTTGATTAGTGTTATCGTTGTCGGATATTGTTTGGCTTCTAACAAGAGTTCCGTTGTTATAATACGCCACGCTATTAGTATCTTCAGCAAAGATAGGAATGTTTATATTACCGTCTTCTGGTCGATACATTATTTTGTTTGACTGAAGTAGTGAACGGCTTGGTTCAGGATTTACACCTTCTTCAAAGTAGCCATAACCATCTACAGCTATAAATTGATTTGTGTAATCACTTGGCGTTACTGTAGGAGATGATATCGTGCCTCCACTTGAATTTTTAGCAGTTATTACCGCATTAGCCCATACGCAATAACTATCATACTCTCCATCGTATTTAACGTCTATATAATCTCTTATTAGCTCTGATATTTCAAATACAACTTGATTATTGTTTTCAAGCTCCGATTTAGTTATAGTGTACTTTAAATCCGCAGCATCAGGCGTTGTATCTTTTGCGCCCTCATATATATAAAGTTGAAGTGTAGCAGTTGCAAGTGCACTATTTGACACTTTTATGTAAAACGGACTCCTTGTATTGATTATTTGTGCCATTCTATTTCTTTAGTTCGTAAGTGTTTCCCTTTTTAATATAACCAAGACTATCCATAACTGTATCTAAGTTATCTGTTACATCTGTTTTTAGTGGTTGTCCTATTCCTTCAGCTATCTCTGGCAGTGCTCTTTCAACTACCTCTCCTATGAAGTTAGCTGGAGCAATACCATCTCTATCTATTTTTCTGGCGATTAGGTATGCAATCGAATTTACATTTGAATCATTCGTAGGAAGGGTATTTCCCTTTGCGTCTTTTAGTGTAACTGGCTTTTGTCCAATCCATCTTTTAATTGCGCCTATATTTGGGGTAAATCCATCTGTACCTTCGTCAACGTATTGCAAGTACGCCTCTCCGTATAAATTTATTTTTTCTTTATCCCTACCGAATTTAGCTTCAAGAGAATCTCCACCTTTACCAGACGCTTCTACTTTTGCATTTATTCCAGAACCTCTTGGTCTTGATTTAACGTAAGAATCAAGAAAGTATTTTATAAGCTCGTTATCAGCGAAACCCTTTAGATATGCTCTTGTATTTTTGAGTTCTATATCCATTATCTACAAGCGTCTCCTGTTGCGTTAATAAGCTGCATATCTGTATTGGCGGTCTCTATAACTAAATCCATACTCCAACCAGCTAATAGATTCTCAAACCTATCTTCAAACTGAGTGGCAGATGCGTCAGACACAAGTTGGTATTTGTCGGTATATAAATCGCCTCTACGCAAAGATGATTGCAATCCATTGATTACTGTGAGCTGAGTGTTAAATACATCGTGCTTATTATCTAATCCTCTGTATGGCGTGGAGGCAGCAGCTAACTTATCATCTTTATTCTCGTTTACGATATCCATACAAATCACTTGTAAAGAGAACGTCATTATGTGCTCAGAAAAAGTCACATTCTGTACATTAACGTGCGCCAGTGGGAATATAGTTTGCTTAGACAAGTCCACTTTAAATATATCGCCAAACGTAACAGTATTGACAGATGGACTACCATCAAGATATGTATTTAGTTTATCTATTAAATCGTAATATGCTCTCATCGTTTATATGCTTTCTTAATCATCATAGCTTCTAATTCGTTTTTCTCTTTTTCAAATGTTAGGTAGGTGAGACATTGGAAGAGTGGACTTTCGGTAACTTCATTGAATTTAAGGACATCCCCTCCAGCAAGTGCGTAAATTGATTGATACCAACCCCACTTTGAGCCAAAGTTTGCTTGAGCAGATAAGTCTGTTCCTCCGTCAGATTTTTCTGTATAAAGGTCGGAATAGCTTTCAGTAACTCCATCCCTAAATCGTAAAAAAAAACCATAGAACTCATAGCTACATCGAGTGGCATCTCTTTCATTAGTTCAGATACCTCATCACTTGGTTCGTATGGCGCAACCGTATATTTCTCTCTACTCTTAAAGTTGACTGGTCTGTACAGCACTGCCATAGCTTTGTGCATTGTTTGCCAATCCACTATGTTATTTTCTACATCAATATACTCGCCAAGAGATATACGCTCTAAACTCGGTATAAAGCCCATATCTACGTTAAGTAATTTGAAGTGGCGAATAATATCAGGTTTCTCTTCAAACGCCTTGTTAATGATTGTGAGTACCTTTTCCGCCTCACCTAAAGGAATCTTCAATACGTCTTTGAAGTCAACATTACAGAATATCTCAATAGTCTTTAGATTGATAAACTCTGCTGCGTTCTCGTCATCTTTGTTCTGGTCAAGTATCTTTAAGTATTTCTGATACTGTCCAAGTGTTATGTCAGAAAGTGCGTCTGGAACTGATAGTTCTATTTGTACGTTATTCGCCATATTAAATTAACTTTTATTTTATTTAGTGTTTGCCCAACTGTCTGTATGGCACAATATATAATACATTAGTATAGTAAAGTACATTGTATTATATATAGTACATTGTATAGTAGTGTACATTCTATTGTATAAAAAGAATATATATACATTGTATTCTACTATACATTGTATTATACTGACAGCTTATTTCCGTTGTAAAAATGTCTGTATAACTCCCATACTTTATCAGACCACTCATCCTTATCGTATAGTTTGGGCGAAACTATCTTTGATGCGCCATTATCAATAACTATCTTGAACTGATTGGCAGATGGGATTGGGTAGATTCGTATGTTTCTTTCCAGACACCAGCTAAATGCTTCTAAGGATTCTGGGTGATTCTGTAGATTGATTGTTTTTTTCTTACGCTTTGACATAATACAAATATACGAATATAATTCTAAATGCACCACATATGATATAGTACACTGTACCCCCTATTAGATTCATAGAGGGGTATTGAATTCAGTTGGCAGATGGAAAGTAGGGTATGTATAGAGTTGAGGTATATTAGCTGCTGGGGTGTCATTACAGGCAGAGTAGTCAATAAAACCCTCATAGACGCATTTTAATGCACATTTAAGCGCATAAAGGGGGTTGTATGGTATGTTGGTATGGTTGGAGGTGAGAAACGAGCTAAAAACGATAGAAAAACATACCTATTTAATATCAATTACACCCACCCAAACAAATTAAATAACTGAATAAAAACAAGATAACAAAAAACCCTTACCAAAATAGAGGTACAAAAAAACCCTCCGAAGAGGGCTAAACATAATGAAAAATACTATTTTGTTTAATTTATTACCAATCGTATGGGTAATTGTTCTGGCTTTTATATCCGTATTTTGTTTCCAGATATTCACGTCTTTGCTTTTGTTTCCTCTGTTTTTTCTTATATTTTAACAAGTGTTCAAATTGTATTTTATTAGCCATCGTTTTTACTCTTTGTCGATTATATATGTATCATTTATTTTGCTGTAAACTTGTCTCCAAATTTCTTTGGGTACGTCAGCCCTTTCCATAGATTCTAAAATCCCAGTCGCTAAGCCATTACACGCTTCTTCTAGTATCTTGCCTGAATCGTTGGCAATTTCTGCCCAGTCTTCAATTGTTATTTCCATCTGTATCTTGTTAGCCATCTTATAATAGTTTAGATATTTTATTTATTTGTTCTTTGCTTATATTATGGCAACCAATAGTTAACATATCATTGAATGACTTTGTGATAAAGTTGCTTATTCTCTCACCTCGCATATTTGCACCAGAAGATAAAACACTGTAGTATCTTCTTGCCTCTTCAATGTCTATTTTTACGCCCTGAGACGTTTCAATATATTGCCCATTTTCGGAGCGTCTCAAATAATCAAGACCGCCAATCCTAAAGAAATCAATTTCGTACTTATAAAACTTGTTTAGTTTTTCTTTGAGCGTTCGTTTCTCTTTCCTTTGTTTCTTCTCCTTTTCTTTCTTTGCCCACTCTCGCAAACTTTCGAGGGCGTTATCATCTTGCAAACTATCAACAAATTTCAATAACTGCTTATATTCTTTGCGTCTTCTTGTTTTCGTTTCTTTGCGTTCGGTGATATATCCGTTCAGAGAATTCCATAGAGAAAATATCTCGTTTGTGTATTTTTCTGGCTTTCTCGCCTTCGCTAACTTTGGCTTTAAGTAGTTAAAAACGTGGCTGTATATATAGTCGATATCAACCATAGTTTTGAAAAACTGGTTATAATGGCTTGTTGCACCCATTAATATACTAATATGTTTTGATGTGCTATTGGAGTATCCCTCGTCATTTATTAATATAGTGTTAGCGTCTAAGAATTCACCGAGCAAATAATGATACCCATATGAATATATTTTGTTATCCTCGAAAAATACGCTCCGAGATTGATTGCGCCCCTCTGGGTGCGTCCTTTGTGCGAATGTGTGAATCGCATCGTAATTACTTTGAAATACTTTTTTCATTTTATTATTGATTTAAAAAAAAGCCAGTCATTTGTCATTTGTCACGGTTATCCATCCGATAGAGGTTACCTCATTTGTTATCCTCAATATCACAAAAGTTATTTATTCGCTGACTTTTATTGTTTAGCTGTTAAAAATTAGTTGATATAAAACGTAAAGGGGAATAAAAACCGCCATAATTTTAACGGCTTTAAATGTGAGTTTATCCACCTTATTAAAAAACTTTTCTATTTTATCATTTTGTTCTCTCATTGTTTTACTTTTTTAATTCTTCAATTTCCTGTTCAATAAAGGATTCAATCCTAAACGCTAATTCGCTTACATCATCGTCATTCAATCCCTCATTTTGTAGATAGTCGGCTAACCTATTGTAATACGACTTTGGCTCATTTATAGCGTTTCCGATTCCTGATATATTTTCTAAAAAACTTTGCATAGTATTAAAAATTAAATGAAACTAAGTCAATGTTTTTGATGATGGTAAAAATACCGCCCAAAATCATAGGTACAAAAATACCAATTATAGTCCAAAAAATTACTTTGTCAATCGTGCTGTTGTTTACTTTTTTCATTTTATTATGTTTTATGTTGTTATTAATTATGATGTAAATATACACAAAAAAGTTAATAACGCAAACAAAAACAAACTATTTATTTAGTTTATATCTATTCTAAATAACTACTCTTACCTGTATATACTATATGAACGTGCGCGCGTTATATACGACAATTTTACAACATATCCAAACATTAATACAATTCAGAACCAATCCAGATAGTATGCGATTAGGTCAGTTCATTATTCCCATTGAATTGCGCACCGATTGAATCTATTATATATATTAAATTCATAGGGTACACAACTCAACAGGGTATTGAATTTACTTTGCATTCGCGTTATAATTCCGTTCAACTTCAAACAATTCTCTTTGCTTACAATTTTCTTGTTTGCTCGTTCTTAGAATTATATTGTTGTCTCTGCAAAAAGAAGACAATGAAGATAATTCAGCACCAGAGATACAATTGAATTCAGTAAGCAAATACTTTGCTTCATATTCATATTGTGAACCATATCCGTATTGCATAGGCATAAGATATTCTTTTTGGTTCTTCTTTCCGTAGTTCAGTGTAACAATACCAGCGAAATAAGAATTTCCATTCTGTTTATCAAACCATTC